ACCCTTATCAGGCATACGCTCTGAAAGCTAACCTGACCAACACTTTCGCTAACCCGAATGGTGGTGACTCTCAGAACGAAGCAATGCGTAACGGTTATGTCGGCACTATCGCTGGCATCAACGTCTACGAGTCTGCCAATATTGCTATTGACGGCGATGGTGATTCAGTAGGTGCAGTATTTGCTCCTGAAGCAATCGCAATCGCTATCAAGAAAGACTTTGGTATCGAGACTCAGCGTGATGCATCTTTGCGTGCATTCGAGCTGAACGCTACTGCCGTTTACGGTGTTGGTGAGCTGGACGATAGCTTCGGTGTCAAGATGACTTTTGACTCCGTACTTTAAGTAATAGATTCCCTGCCCCTTTCGGGGGGTGGGGTTTTACTGAGGTATAACATGGCATTTTCAACAGATGCAGACTTAACCGACATAATCCCCGACATCCTTACCTTGGGCATTACTCAGTTCACTGACGAGCATCCAAAAGCTCAATCAGATATTGAACGAGAGATTCGCAACAGGTGGTGGGAAAAGCGCGGGATATCAGGTGAGCTTAACCCTAATTATTTAACAGATTCTCAGTGGACTAGAACCGCTGTTTATTTGGTTTTGTGGAAGTACGCATTGCCTCAGCTTACAAACTGGGTGGATGGTGATCGCTTTCAAAACATGATTGACTTTTATAAGTCTCGTTACGCTGAAGAGCTTGAAGCTGTATTTCAGGATGGCGTTGAGTACGATGACGACAACAGCGGCACAATCGAAGAAGACGAAAAGACCCCTATCAATCACGGTCGGTTAGTTCGTTAATGGATATAAAGATAAGCTCAAACGCCAAAGATATTGCTAGGCGTGTAGGTAAGAAAGGCAAAGAGCTATCAGATAGTGTAAAGCGTGCGTTATCCCGTACAGCTCAGGCTGGCGTAAACATTATCGAGGACCGCACTGCTCAAGGTGTAGGGTATAAGGGCGGCAAGTTTGCAGAGTACACGCCAGTTTATGCGGCTTTTAGAAGATCAAAAGGGCGCGGCGAGATACCTGATTTGCAGTTTACAGGGAAGATGCTTGGTTCTATGACTACCCGAGCTAACAGCAGGCAGGCAGAGATATTCTTCAGCCGAGCAACAGAGTCTAAGAAAGCGGCAATGAATGACAAAAAGCGGCCTTTCTTTGGCTTTAGCCAGCAGGAAGAAAAGAAGCTGGGCGAAATATTTTTTAGGAATTTAAAATGAGCGTTAGAGAAAATATAGCTGAAAATCTAGTAACAACCCTGCAAGGCATTACTAGCCCAGTTAGCATCAAATACGTTACTAGAGAGCCATTTGATTTCCAGAAGTTATCCAATGCTCAATACCCAGCAATCCTAGTAAGGAGCGCAGGCGAAGAGCGTGGAGATTCTAGTATCGGAGGGTCTATTACTCAGCGTATGGGTAATATTGATTACGATCTGATCTGCTACGTTAAGGGCGCGGTGATTGATGCTGCCCGAAATGATATAATCGAAGCAATCGAAGAAGGTCTTGATGTGGACCGTTCTAGGGGCGGTAATGCCCTTGATACGCAGATAACACGCATCGAGATAGACGAAGGTTCTATAGACCCTATTGGTGGGGTTATAATGACAATTCGCGTTTTGTACCAATACACTCGCGGCACAACTTAAATTAATTAAAGAGGTATTATCATGGCGACTAAAACAGGCGCATCTGGTGTTGTAAAGCTTCAAGTAGCGGGTACGACTGTAGCCGTTGTTGGTGAAGTACGTTCTTACACGTTTGACGGTTCAGCAGACACTATCGAAGATTCGGTAATGGGTGACGTTTCACGCACCTATAAGCAAGGCTTGTCAACTAACACTGTATCACTTGAAGTCTATTGGGATGAGGCAGACGCACAGCAGCTTATTCTCGACGAGCGCACTTCTGTTGATTTTGAAATCTATCCAACAGGTACTGGCACTGGCGAGACTTTCTTTTCTGGTACTGGTATTGTCACTTCACGTTCTATCACTGGTTCGTTTGATGGTATGGTAGAAGCAAGCTTTTCAATCCAATGCAGCGGAGCAGTAACCGAAGCGCAAGCATAATTAAGGGGATAAACCATGGGATTAGCTAAAGAGTTAAGAAACAGAAGAAAGTTGACGGCGCGTGAAGTTAGCGTACCTGCGTGGGGTGACGATTCTGGAGCGTTTAAGCTGTATTGCAGAAGCATTACCTGCTACGACTTGGACCAGTTGCAGAAGAAGCACCCTGACTTTCTTAATAATATGACTATCGGGTCTATGGTCGATTTAATCTGCATGAAAGCAGAAGACGAAGGCGGTAATAAGTTATTCGGATCTGCTGAAGACCGTCTTGACCTGATGGGTGAAGAAACCAATGTCATTTCTGATATTGCCAATCAGATGTTTGCAGAGATTGAATCTGTTGAGGCTATACAGGGAAACTAAAAAGCGATCAGTCTAGGATGAACCTGCTTTCCTTGGCTGACCGCCTTCACCTTACGATCGAAGAAGCAGAGCAAATGCCCGTCAACCATTTCAACGAATGGCTGGCATACTTCCAGATAATGAGTGAATCAAATGGCTGAAAATGTAAAGATTGTAATTAGCGCGGTAGACAATACCAAAAAGGCTTTTGGTGGCGTAACTAACGGGTTAAAAGCAGTTGCGAAAGCAGCTTTCAGCATGAGAACAGCCATTGTCGCCGCCGCTGGTGCTGCCGCACTTGGCTATATGGTTAAGCAGTCTTTGACGGCTGTAGACTCCCTCAAGAAGACCGCCGATAAGATAGGCACTACAACCGAGGCTTTAAGCAAGCTCCAATTTGCCGCACAGCTAACTGGCGTAACTGTTGAAACAGTCAATATGGCTTCTCAGCGGTTTACTAGAAGGCTAGCAGAGGCTGCAAGAGGCACCGGAGAGGCAAAGGCTGCGCTGCAAGAATTAAACATCAACGCTGAAGAGCTAAAGAAAAAAGGCTTAGACGAGCAGATGCTTATTCTTTCTGACGCTTTTAGTCAGGTTCAAAGTTCAGCAGATAAAGTTCGTCTGGCTATGAAGCTCTTTGATTCTGAAGGTGTGAGCTTAGTTAATACGCTAGCTGAAGGCAGAGAAGGCTTGATAGCAATGTTTCAAGAAGCTGAAACACTTGGCGTTGTTATGTCTAGCCGAGCAGCCTCTGGCATTGAAGATGCAAATGATGCGCTAACTAAACTTTTCACTTTGTTCAAAGGTATTCGAGATCAAATAACTGGCGCACTTGCTCCGACTATAACTTACCTAACTACTTTGATAAAAGACAAGCTCCTAGAGGCTGTAACAAAGGCTGGCGGCTCTATTGAACAGTTTGCCAATACTTTTATAAAAAATGCTATTGTTGCTTTTGGTAACTTTGTCATAGGTATTTCAAGAGCTGTAGAAGGCATAATTACCTTTGCCAATACCGTAGCCTTTATGGTCGGAAAAGTTAAAGCCTATTTTGACGAAACTGCTGTAGCTATTGAAAATACATTTGGGTTTGAAGCTTCTGACAAGATCAGGAAAGCTGGCGAGCAGATCGTATTTTTTGGCGAAAACTCTGGATTTGCTTTTGGTGAAGTTACTAAACTAAATTCAGAGCTAGACAGAACCCCTGACATTTTCAATAAATGGGGAGATGCGATTAAGAAAGTCGGCAGCGAAATGCCAACTTTGGCAGAACATATGGATGCAGTTTCTAAAGGGGCTGCAGGAGCTTTGACTGACGCTTTAACTTCAGCGATAAGCGGCGCTAAATCATTCGGTGAAGCAATTAAAGACATGGCTAAAAGCGTTATTGATAGCCTGATTAAAATGATGGTTCAGTATTGGCTTGTTCAGCCTTTGTTTAACGCTATTGGTGGCGCTTTAGGAATGCCTACTACTGGCGGTGCAACAGGCAAGGCTATTGGCGGGTCGGTTCAATCAGGCCAGCCTTACATGGTTGGTGAGCGCGGTCCTGAGATGTTTGTTCCTAACTCGCAAGGCTCTATTGTCCCAACTAATAAAATGGGCGGCGGTGGCGGCGTGGTAGTTAATCAGACCATTAACGTCACTACAGGCGTGCAGCAGACAGTTCGCGCAGAGATTGCTACACTTATGCCCCAGATAGCTAACGCGGCTAAGGGAGCCGTAGCAGAAGCTAGAATGCGCGGCGGTAATTACAGCAAAATGCTAGGAGCATAAGAAGTGCCTTTATCTTTTCCCAGTGTAGGAATCAGCAATCTCAATATGCGCCTAAAGCGTAGCGTAGCGGTATCTGAATCCCCGTTTAGCTTTGATCAGCAGGCGTATGAGCATCAAGGAGCTAGATGGGAGTGTGAAGTCACCCTACCCCCTTTGAACTATGCAGAGGCCAAGTCTGTACAGGCTTTTATTGTTGGCTTAAAAGGTCGATCCGGCACGTTTACTTTCGGCAGTCCACTGCACACTAGCACTGCTACAGCATCTGTTGCCAGCGCAGCTATTCGGGCAGAGTCCTTTACGACCACGGCCGGATCAAGCGCAGTTGCAGCAGGTGATTACTTTCAGCTAGGCGATTACCTTTATATGGCCACAGCCGATAAAGCATCTGGCGCTAACGTGTTATCATTCCAGCCGCCATTGAGAGCTGCTGTGACTACGACCACGGCATTAAACTTCACCTTGCCAAAGAGCCTCTGGCGATTATCATCGAATGATATTGGCTGGTCTGTTGATACGGCTTCAATCTATGGATTTACCTTTGCGTTTGTCGAGGCTTTATAATGAGCAGAACATTAAGCACAGAGATGCAGGCGGTTGCGTCTGCTGAATTAGTCCGGCCTATCTATCTGGTTAAGATGGAGTTTGATTCTGAGGACATATTCTTGTGGTCTGGCTTAGGCAATTTGGTTTACTCAGGTGATACCTATATTGGCACTGGTGATTTGATGGGAATTAGCCCCGTTAAGGAATCGGAAGAGCTAACCGCTAACGGTATCAATATAACTATCTCAGGTATCAAGCAGTCTTTGGTAGCTATCGCAAGAGATGAGCCGTACCAAGGTCGCAAGATTACTTTGTTTCTTGGCGCTTTTGACGAGAGTGCCGACATCATATCCAGCCCTGTTGTTTTGTTTAGCGGATTTATGGATGTAATGAGCATATCCGATTCAGGCGAGACCTCTACGATTACCATCTCAGCAGAAAATAAACTGATTGCTTTTGAGCGGTCATCTATTCGCAGGTTTACGGCTGAAGATCAGAAGATTGAACACCCAGCGGATAAAGGCTTTGAGTTTGTCGCTAGGATTCAGCAGCAAGAGATCATATGGGGCCGACCTTCGCCAGCTTCCCAGCCTTCAAACAGGACTTCAAGCGGAGAGCTAAAGGGGTATAGATAGTGATTTATCAACTTGAGTGCCTGCCTAGTGTGAAGGGTGACATGATACCCTTGCTAGACAAGCATTGGTCGGAGACAGAACCGAACCAAGATACAATCAAACTAGACCCAGATTGGAAAGAATACGCAAAGCTAGACGCGGCAGGAATACTGCACATATTCACGGCCAGAGATGAAATCGGGTTAGTGGGTTATTGCGTGGTGATGGTTTCTAAAAGTATGCACCACAAAGGCCATGTTTTCGCGTCTACTGATGTGCTGTACATTAAACCGGACTACAGAAAAAGCAGTGCAGGAGCGCAGCTTATAAGGTTTGCGGACAACTACTGCAAAGATTCTGGCGTATCTTTAATGACCCTCAATATGAAAACTGAGTTCCCGTTTGATGGCCTAATGGTTAGAATGGGCTTTAATCTTATTGAACGTGTCTATCACAAATGCTTTCTAGGTAAATAAAATGGCTACAGCAGTAATTGCAGGATTAGCAGCAGCAGGCGGTGCGGTAATAACAGCCGGTGGACTTGCTGGGCTAAGTCTTTTTGGTCTAGGCGTTGCCGGAAGTTTAGGCGCTGCTTTTGCTATAGGCGCTGGCTTGTCTATGGTATCTACTGCCCTAATGCCTAAGCCCAGTTATGGGCAGCAGATGGTTGGCACAGATATTACCGTTAGAGAGCCTGACGCATCCCGCAAGATGGTCTACGGCAGAACTCGCATGGGTGGCGCAATTGTTTACATAGACTCAACCGGAACCGATAACGAGTACATTCACATGGTTATCGCTATGGCGGGCCATGAAATTGACGGTTTTGAGGAAATCTACTTTAACAGCGAGAAGATTTGGGACAACGGAAGCTTTGTCGGTAGCTGGGGGACTTATGTCTATCTTGGCCTGCATGACGGAAGCCAGACCACGGCAGACTCGGCTCTAGTTGCAGCGTCTACCCAGTGGACTGATGACCATAAGCTCCTAGACGTTGCCTATATGTATGTCCGGCTCAAGTACGATGCCGAGCAGTTTGCGCAGGGCTTGCCAAACATATCAGCCGTGATTAGAGGCAAGAAAGTTTACAACCCAGTCTCAGGTGCCACTGAATGGACTCAGAACCCCGCTTTATGCGTTTACGACTATCTACGAGACACCAAGTACGGGTTAGCTGAATCGGCCTTAGACATCAATTCTGCGGCCTTAGCGACTGCCATTACTTTGTGCGACCAAGCCATTAGTTTAACCGCTGGTGGCACCCAACCCCGCTATACGCTAGATGGCCTTATTGATACCGCTAATTCCAAAAAAGACAACATTGAGGGAATGCTAACGGCCATGGCTGGCTCCCTGAGCTATTCCGGCGGTGAGTATTTCATCTCTGGCGCAGCTTACGTTACCCCTACCGTCACGATTGACGAGTCGGTTATGGTTGGTGGCATTGAAGTGCAGACCAAGCAATCACGCCGGTCTTTGTACAATGGCGTAAAAGGCGTATTTAGAAGCGAAGACGAGGACTACGTTGTTGCCGATTACCCTGCCCAACTAAGCTCTACGTTCATCACTGAAGACGGCGACCCGATCTATCTGGATTTGGCCCTGCCCTTTACGACTAACAACATTCGAGCGCAGCGCATAGCCAAGCTTGCTTTATTGAGATCAAGGCAGCAGACAGCAATAAGCGTGCCATGTAACCTATCAGCTCTGAAGTTTAGGGCCGGTGATAACATTATGGTGACTAATACCAAGATGGGCTGGTCATCAAAAGTATTTCAGGTTACTGGTTACGATCTGTCTTTGTCCGGCAGCGGCGAGATAGTTGTCAACGTACAAGCAATAGAGACAGCGGCGGCTATCTACGATTGGACATCTTCCGACCAGCAAGACTACTTAGCAGGTGGTGAAGTTGCCTTGTACAACGGCAGAACTACCCAGCCACCCACAAGCCTTACTGTCACCTCTACGACCGTTGTCGCGTCTGACGGAACGCTGCTGCCATCTTTAAGGTTGAACTGGACGGCTAGTGCTGACATTTTCGTTACGCACTACGAGGTTCAGTATCAGCGCGGATCTGCAATTATTGATCTGGGAAGCATTGCGGCAAACTACGACACCTCAGAAAACTACGGCCTTATTGATGACGCGGCATCTGTTCTTCTTGATTACGGTTCCATTGATGAAGCCGTGGAAACTGACGAGCCAGATTACAACTCAACATCTGTAACCACTCCCCAGTACATAATTGTGGGAGTGACCCCTAGCGCCAATTACAATATCAGGATTAGAGCGGTAAATGAATTAGGCGTAAAGAGTAACTTTGTTACCTTGTCTGGACTTGCTCAAGGCGATACGGATGCCCCTGCAATACCTGACTCTGTAACTGCTTCAGGTGGCCTTAAAGAGATAACAATTAGCTGGGTTCCACCGACTGACCCTGATTACAGCCATGTAGAAATTTGGGAAAATGCCGTCAATAATTTTGGCTCTGCTTCTAAAGTGGCTGTTAGCGGTGGCGATTCTTATACTAGAACGGGTATTGGCTATAATGTCTTAAAATATTACTGGATAAAATCCGTAGATTACAGTGGCAACGTATCAGGCGAATCATCGGTTGCATCCGCTACTACTTTGTTTGTTGATACCGACTCATTCAGTCAGGCGGTCAACGATTTGTTTTCTGAGTCTGGCGCTTACGGCATTGAGCCTGTTTCGTCACTACCTGCAAGCGGTGACTTTAACGGCCAGATTAAATATCACACAACTGAGAACAAACTTTACCGATGGGATTCGGCTACCTCTGCTTGGACTGATGATATCTTTTCCATCTCAGCAGGCACAGTAGACGCGGCATCATTTGCTTCTGGGATAGAGCCTATAAGCATCCTTGCAGCATTGCCAAACCCAAGCGGATACACTGGCCCCAATCTGGTATTCTTGACCACTGACAATAAGATTTACCGCTACACTGGAAGCGCATGGACTTCGGAGATTCCTGCTGCTGATATCGGAGGGGCTTTAGCTTCTGCCAACTTCCCTAACGATTTGCGTCCTATTGAGATTGTGACGGCATTGCCTACTACGGGTAACTTTCAAGGTCGGCAGGTATTCTTAACCACTGATAACAAGACCTACCGTTATGATGGGACTGCATTTATTGCGACCATTGCAACGACTGATCTTCAGGGAACAATTGCCAGCACTCAGTTAGCCGCTGCCGCTGTTACGAATGCCAAGATAGCTGTGGATGCAATACAAGGCAATGTAATAGCTGCTGGTGCCATTACTGCCGCCAAGATACTAGATGGCGCGATTAGCGAGCTTAAATTAGCTGATGATGCGGTTACTACTGCCAAGATTGCAACCAGCGCCATAACCGCCGATGTTATTGCAGCTAACGCAATTACTGAAACCAAGATTTCATCTGACGCGATTACCTCCAGCAAGATAGCGGCAAATACAATTACAGCCGGAAACATTGCAGCGGACGCAATAACTTCAGACACAATTGCCGCTAACGCCATCACTAGCGCCAAGATTGAAGCTGGTGCGGTTGTGGCTGACAGTATTGCCGCAGACGCTATTACTACGGCCAAGATTGCGGCTGGTGCGATCACTGCTGATGAAATAGGTGCTGCCGCTATAACCGCTGGTAAGATTGCGGCTGATGCCGTTACAGCTACAGAGATAGCCGCTGACGCAATTACAGCCGATGCCATCGCTGCTAATGCGGTTACAGCAGACGCTATTGAAGCCAACACGATTACTTCATCAGAGATAGCTGCTGATGCCATAACCGCTAACGAAATAGCTACTGGCGCTGTTACTGCGGACGCTATCACTGCTGGCAGCATAGTTACTGCCGCGATTGCTGCTGATGCAATTACCGCTGATTTAATAGCAGCCGATGCTATAACCGCCGGTAAGATAGCAGCCGATGCCATAACAAGTGATAAGATTGCAGCTAATGCAATTATCGCCGGCAAGATTCAGGCTGGTGCGATAAGTGCTGACGCTATCGCCGCCGATGCTATTACGTCTGAAAAGATATTCGCAGAGGCTATTACCACAGATAAGATTGCAGCCAACTCTATTACAGCGGGCTTGATTGCTGCTGCTGGGGTCATTACTGACACGGCGCAGATTAGTGATGCCGTTATTGAAGCGGCCAACATTAAAGACCTTGCTGTAACTCAAGCTAAAATTGCTAACCTTGCTGTGGATACATTACAGATCGCAGGAAATGCTGTCACTATTCCTAGCGGATCAACAACAACAGCTCCTGCATATACTGAATGGGCAAGCGGAGGCATTGAAAATATCAACGGAAGCAATTATAGGGTTCCCGTAATAAGTTCAGTTCCTCAATGGCGAGAAATATCTGCTATAACCTTTACGTCTGCTGGAGGAAATGTATTTTTAAGTTTTAGTGGAGAAATGGCGGCTGGAATACAAGAAGATGATCCTGATGAGCCTAATGGCAGAACAAATATACAATTTCAAATTTTGAGAGATGCAACGGTAATACAGGAAGGTTTTGTTAAAGGCAACTATGTTACAACTTATATTGCAAGTTTAACCACACTTGCTTTAAATCAAATGATAGATAGCTTTGGAAATTCAATTAGCATATCCGCTTTAGACAATACTACTTCAGGCGCTCACACTTGGTCTTTAAGAGTTAGACCAATTGTCCAAGAGGCTAACTTTGTGGATTTAATTGCGGCAAATAGAAACTTCTCTGTATCAGCATTAGAGGTTAAAAAATGAAGCACTATATAGTTTATGATGCTAGTGGGTTAATACTTAGAACTGGAGTTTGTGCAGATCAAGACTTTCAAATTCAGGCTAATAATGATGAGCTAATTATTGAAGGAATAGCAGACGATTCTACGCAAATGATTATTTATGGTGTTGTATGTGACAAGCCGGAGCCTGCCGAGAATACTGTTGAAGAGTTAATTGCATTACTCCAGCCAGAAGTTAGATTTAAAAGAAATACCAAATTAACAAGATCAGACTGGACGCAATTCCCCGACAGCCCATTGTCAGACAGTAAGAAGGCTGAATGGGCAACATACAGACAAGCGTTGAGGGATATACCAGAAAACTATCCTGAAGCAATATCAATAGATGATATAATTTGGCCAACTAAGCCGGAGTAATAAGATGACTACAGCAGTACAGCGACGCAGAGGAACCACCACCGAACACGCATCCTTCACAGGTTTAGAGGGTGAGATTTCGGTCAACACTACAAAAGAAACCCTTGTTGTCCATGACGGAGCGACTGCTGGTGGCTTTGAGCTTGCAAGGGCTGATGGCTCTAACTTTATTGCGTCCAATGTAGACATTAACGGCGGCACAATTGACGGCACGGCTATCGGCGCATCGTCTGCCTCTACTGGCGCATTTACTACGCTGGCTGCCACAGGCATAGACGTTACTGGCACAGCCACGATGGATGGGCTTACTGTTGATGGCAGGACAGACTTACGGGGTGGAGCTACGCCTTTAGGTGTATATAGAACTCTAGCACTAGGGGTTGATACGCAGTCAGAAATTGTTTTTTT